TCCTCATGCCATGAGTATCAAATCCGTATTCCTGGCCATCTTCATCGAAGTACTGAGTACTCATTCTTCATCCCTTTCAGTCATTAGTCGCCTCTCCTGTCCTTATCACGTCGGACATTTCTTTCCTGCGTCTGTAAGTTACTATGGCGATGTTTTCTTCTCTCTTCCAGCCGTTATCTGAAGCAAAATACTTCTCAAAGTCGTTGAAGCACGGCTCGTCACGGCTCACTATGACTTCCTCTTTGATAATTATCATTCCAGTTCTTCCTCCAGACCGTCGCTGAACGCGTGACCTTCCAGTATGTTCTTCAGTATGCCGTACCGGATGGACTGCTCTATGACGGTCTTCATCTTTTCATACACATCAGCAGATACCCGGCTTTCGATCCATCCCATGGTTCCTCGGATTCCGTCCTCTGTGAGTCTCAGTTCACGGGCCAGTATGACTGTTCCATCCCTGGATCCGCTCATGATCTTTCATCCTTTCCTTTTTTTCATTGCTGAAGCTACTGCTAACTTCAGCTGTGCTGCGTTCAGTATCATCTCGTTGATCTCCGGGTCCGAGGTGGTGCCGTACTTCTGATTGGCTATGACCATCACGGATTCTTTGACCAGCTTCAGGTTTTCCAGTTTGCAGTTGAATGGATTCCCGTCCAGGAAAAACAGTTTGTATCCGTCGGGTACAGGACCGTTTGCCTTTTCCCAGATATAGCGGTGATACAGCATGAAGTTTTTCGGTCCGCAGTTGTCCCGGACCTTTATCCAGAGATATTCGCCACGTCTTGATACAGTACCCACCGGCACCTTGTTCTTAGGGACGTTGCCCTTCTTGAAGCAGGTCTGCAGGCTGTTCTTCTGAGCATCCGGTGACATGAAATCATCCCATTTAGCACCTTTTGTGCGTGACTCATGGCCTTTGCGGAACCTGGCATCATAACCGCTGGGCACCTTATGGTTCTTCTTCCATGTGCGGATCTGCCCTATGGTGAGCTCAAGTCCATACTGCTCATTCATCTTCTTTACGATCTCATCTGACCGGAGACCGGGAATGATGCTGATCAGATATTCAGCCTGTTCATCAGTCAGGAGAATATTGCTCCTGTAGTTAGGCTTGAACGGGATCTTGTTGCGGTGATAGTAGCCTTTCATCTGTTCGTATGTATACTCAGCGCCGAACTGGTTGAAGATCATCTCCTGCATGTGCTTTATCGTCACGTTGTCAGATGCGTTTTTCTTAACGAACTCGGCAATCTCCTGAGGCCAGACGCGGCGGTCCCATTTACCCCTTCCCGCCATTTTTCAGCTCTTTGCTTTCCAGCATCGGAGGGAGATCTACTTCCTTGCGATTGACGCCCCCGTACTCGACTTGCAGCTTTGTGGCATCGAGTGCCAGCTTGGCATTGTCGATGATCTTGGCGGCGATATCACCGACAGCTTTGGCTCTGGTTATTTCCTCCTGAAGCTTGTCACCTCCGAGTTCCTCGTCACTAAGTCGTTCGAGCTCGGCGAACAGGTGATCATTCAGGTCTGTTATTTTGTTTTTCATTGGCTCCTCCTTAGTCCGTCTCCGGCCCTCGGAAGATCACCACCAGGGACGGAAACGGTGCATTGTATTGTGCGTCACCGAACCTGATCCTTCCCTTCAGGAAACGGATCTCCGATCGGTGCAGTATGTAGTCGTGGAAATATCTTGTGTCAGTCCTTGCCGGGATAAGAAGACATACGATCGTCCCCTTCGTCTGTGCTTCTTCATATGCCTTCTTTACCCAACGGGCTATATCAGAATAAGGAGGGTTGCAGAATACTCTGTACCCCCCCATGGTTTTTCAAGACCGTTATCAGCAAGGGTATAGTAGTGAATGCATTTTGCGTTTACTGCAGTTGCACAGGGATCCAGATTGAAGTGGAACTCACGGTCCAATTCATCGAACAGTTCTTGAGGTGTTGCCCACTCATCAGAGTTCCTGCTGAACAGAGTTTCAGTCTTCATCATGTCCCTCCTTTGCTTAATTAATCCTTCAGATAGTATTTGCTCTGGAATCCCGGAGCCGGATGGAGCAGGCCCTGGTCCCAGGTGTCATTATTCTTGCTCATCAGTCTGGTCTGTACCTTCAGCCATTTCTCATCGTCCTCAGTCTCTGTGATGATCTCGTCATGAACGTGGAAGATGATCCGGAAGCCGAAGATCTCCAGGTTGAGCAGAGAGTCCGTCAGACAGTCACGGGCTGTAGCCTGGACGATGTTCTCGACCAGCTTGCCGCTGTATGTCCTGAGCTTTGTCCAGCCTTTTGCATCGGTGCCGTAGTACTCGATGTTGCCCTCTTCATCCAGTCTGGCATTGTAATAGGTCAGCCAGCGTCCGGAAGGGATCTGAATGAACAGACAGTTATCTTTGTACATGAATGTCAGGTTCTCGTATTTGATCGTCGTCTTATCATAGATGGCCTGGATGGCAGCATCACCGACGATGGTCCAGAACTTGACGATATTAGGATTGGCTTTCCGCCACATCTTGACCAGTTTCGGATAGTCCTCGGGATTGATCTTGTGACCGATGTCCATGGCTTCCATAGCCTTGGCTCCGCCTCCGTAGCCGCATGCCAGAGATGCGACCTTGCCGCGCTGACGGAGGTCATAGTTCTCCTTGCCCTTGGCGATCGTCTCGATCGGGACGTTGAACATCTGCGCTGCAGTCGCCTCGTAGATCTTCCCGTCACCGGCAAAGACCTCGTTCGCCCAGTCTTCATGAGCGATCCATGCGATCACTCTTGCCTCAATGGCTGAGTAGTCTGCGATGGTCAGTGTCATGCCTTCCGGAGCGATGATAGCGGTGCGTGTGAGCTGTCCGAAGATGTCCTGCAGGTCATCGCCGTACATGAACTCCAGATACTCCCAGTCACGCTGTTTGACCAGCTCACGGACCTGTGCGAGCTCCGGCAGGTTATTCCTCTTAAGGTTCTGAGTCTGCAGCAGACGGCCTGCGAAACGGCCTGTACGGCTGGCTCCATAGTGCTTCATGACACCATGGATCCTGCCGTCAGAGCAGACACAGTCCAGCATCTTCTGGAACTTCGTTACAGACGTCAGGGAGAGGTTTTTCCTGATCTGCAGGACTTCCTTCACCCTTGGGTCTGTTGCCTGCTCTGCGAGCTCAGGCAGCGTCGTCTTGGTGATGCTGGTGACGATCAGACCTTTGGACTGCAGCCATGGCTTCAGCTGTGCCAGGCTGTTGGGATTATCCAGTCCGGTGATCTCCTTAGCTCTGGCGAGCTGCTGATCATAGAATGCATCATTGTATTCGACTATGGCTCTGCACAGGTCCTGATCGATCAGTACTCCGTTATCGTTGACCCGCTCCGTGTTCCTGTAGATCCACTTCTCACGCTCCAGTCCATCGGCAGGATAATGGGTGTCCAGGTATTTGCTGATCGCCCTCTCCGTCTCGACGTCCTGTTTGTTGTACTTCACATACAGGTTCCATTTTTCCATGTCGTGCACCGGATAGTTCCTGGTCCTCTGACCGTTCTTGTCAGTCGGCTTGCACGGTTTTGAGAAGTAGTTGATCAGGAACACGCCTGCCGTATCCTTTTGCTCACTGAGCTGAAGGACCTTGGCAACATCTTTCAGAGATGCAGGCAGTCCATACATTGCCGCATGGCTCTGGGTGTCCCACCACGTTCTCGGATCGATCGTGTGACCGACGTATTTGCTGAGACATACCCGTTCGAACGCTGCGTTAAATGCATGGACCTCATATGCCGGGTCCTCCAGCATGGAGAGGAACTCATCAGAGAGCTCCTCTCCGCATGCCAGATCGACTGTTATTACTGGTCCGTCATCCACTGCGTAGGAGCACAGCAGGATCTCGAAGCTCGGATCATCAGCGTACCGGTACAGACCACAGTTCACCAGATCGACCTCGGAATATGTTTCCAGGTCTATACTAAGAATGTGCTCCGGTCCCATGATCAGATCTCGTCGTCGTCTTCAACTTCGACACCAGCGAATGCACTTTCAGCTGACTCACGTCCGCCCATTGCCGGGCCGTCTTTGGTCTTCATCAGATTGTTCAGGCCTGCCGCGATACCGCGGTTGCCGGATGTGTTGAAACCATAGAAGTTGATGTCGGCGTAGCCGTAGCAGCCACTGTAGAACTCAGTCTGGTCAAGGATCTTCTGGCGATTCCTGTCAACGATACCAGGAGCCTGCTTGCTGGAAGCATTCAGGAAATAGCTGTCAGCATAAGCTTCATCCTCGGGACGTTCTTCATCACCGTCACGGAGCGGCCATTTGAAGTTAGGGATCTTGTGCGGATCCTTGCCGCCGAACACTTCGTTCAGCGCATTTGCTGCAGCATTCTCGATGGCGAGATTGACAGCTTTGATCGTCTTCTTATCGGACTTCGGGATGATGATGCTGACGCTGTACTTGGCATTGCTGTCATCGTCTCCCATGGATTTCGGAACCCAGACATTCGCATAGCTGAAGCGAACAGGTCCGATCACTGCTTTTGTATTCTTTCTCTGGTTGGGCATTATTTATTCCTCCTCAATGTTTATGCCTTCAAATGCTTTTGCCGCATCACTGATCAGTGCGGGACGTGTATCTTCATCCGGTACCAGTGCCGGCTTTCCCGGAGGCTTGACGATCAGGTCTCCGAGGATATCCTCAAGTTTCTTTTTGCCTCCGACGATCTTGGTCAGATCAGTCAGACCGTAGAGTGATTTCTTATAGATAAGAGCTTCATCGATGCCTGCCTCGGTCAGCTTCCGCGCCGCCTCAGCATCATCAGTGATCTTCCTGGTAGATCTTCCCTCAACGAGTTTCCAGCCCGGTACAGAGACTCCGGCGCTCAGCTGATCGATGACATACTCTTCCAGCTGTTTGACGTACTGTGCTACCATACGGCCCTGATACAGAAGATCTGAGACTTCATCCATGGTCAGCAGTGCCGGTGCTTTCGCCTCCTGCGCTGCTGGTGCAATGTGCTTCAGGTCGAGCGCGCGATGCGGGCAGGTCGCTCTTGCTTTGCAGAACCTGCACCAGTCTCCGGCTTTGAACTCTCCGCCGCCCTGTGCCGCCAGCTCAGCCGCAGGCTTGAGCTCTTTGTCCGCCCAGTCGAGCAGTTCCTGTACCGGCATTTCTTCTTCCGACAGATTGTCCAGACGAGGCTGATCGATGCGGCAGATAATGTGGTCGATGTCGTACAGATCGCTGAACATCTCATATGCTCCGAGGCAGTAGCAGCGCTCCTGCGGGTTCCCGTTGGCATATACCGGTACGCCCTTCCCGAACTTCAGATCGATGCAGTACAGCCAGTTGCCGCTGAGGATAATGCAGTCCGATGTGCCGAATCCCTCCGGCACCCAGCGGCTGAAGTCGACTTTGACCTCAACGAACATGACTGTGTCAGCATGGTCCTTGCTGGCTGACTCGTACGTAGCGATGCAGTGCTCGACGTACGGCAGGACTTCAACGGCGGTGCCGCGCAGGTCCTTGTCCAGAGAAGTAACGAACAGTTCGAAGTCAAAGGTGCCGGCTTTCAGGTACTGTCTCAGCATCTGTTCAGCGAGCTCATGAGCTTTGGTACCCTCGTCACTGTAGACGGATCTTGTATCCGGCATGTCCTTTGTCAGCTGGGCTGACGGGGTGCAGTGCATCCACCTGTCTGCGGCAGATGCACTGAGGACAGCATGAGCTCTTTCGCTATGCTTTCCCGGCATGATCAGGCCTCGGCCTTCTCGACAGCTTCATACACAGCATCGATCCTGTCCGGCGGGATCAGTGTAAAGCGTCCCACACCGGCAATGCCTTTGACGATAGCCGCGACATTGATGCCTTCAGCCTTGCGCTGTGAGCAGAACTTCTTGAGCTGGTCCAGTGTGTGTGCAGGCTTGTCTACTACCTCAGGTTCGACTACCTCTTTGACTGGCTCTTTGACCGGCTCTGCTGCAGGCTCTGCGGGCTTCTCTGCAGGCTTTTTGGCGGGAGCTGAAGCTTCAGCCGCGATCTCTGCGATCGACTTCTCAGGGGCCGCTGCAGCCTCTGCAAACGCGCCTGAGCTCATCAGTGCGGCGGCTTCAGCTACATCCGGCTGAATGACGATCGGTGCTCCGGAGCGGAGCTTGAGTACTGCTGCGAGTTCAGGCGTCAGCCCGAGCTGGATGGTTCCTCCTACGAGGATATTGATTGTGAATTCAGACATTTGTCTCCTCCTTTATCAGTTCGTTCAGAATTCCCAGTAATTTACTGATGTTGTCGATCCATACTGATTCTTTGCCGACCACCAGATGGATCTTTCCTTTCACGGCATTGTCCAGGTATATGCAGACATTTTCGCCGTGGTTGCCGGTGACCGGCAGATAATAACGTCTGCCGGACAGTGTGGTCTTTACAGGTGTCATTTCTCCTTCTCCTCTTCCCCGATCAGTTCGATCAGCTTTTCAGTCAGTTCTCTCCGGTGCTCCGGACTGAGCTCTACTGTCTTGATCTTCTTCTTAGCCTCAACGTTGCTGTCCAGGCCAAGCATGTCCCGGACCTCTTCGATCCTGCCGAACAGATAGACGACCCTAAGCTCCGTGATGATCATCCAGGCAATAACTACGATCATCGAAATGATCCTGATCATGACTTAAGGTCCTCCTCGCCTGTTGTATTGACCTGATCTCTGAGAGTCTCAGGATTGATGTCGAAGTCATCACCCATAAGCTCGGCAAGAGACCACAGGATCTTAAGCTTCTGATTATTCTCAATTGATTTCCTTAAGGTAATGAAATCCCAGATCAGCTCATGCGGAGAGCCTTCAAAGCTCGTGATGCGTTCAACTGCATCTTTCCTGGTTTCGGCACGCTTGACTTCGATCATGAGAGCACCTCCAGCAGCATGTGCTGCCACAGAGCGACATCGAGCAGAAGCATCGATACGAAGATCCAGAACCACATGAACGCTGTGGCTGACGGGAGGCCTTCAGGCCTGTTTGATGTGTTTTTCATTTCTTTCTCCTTCCTTGGTGGGGTCAGGTTTACGATTGTCTGCGTTTGAGAAGCGCGATCGCCAGGTCACACTTCTCTTCGTTGGTGATGGACATTCCGGCGAACCGTTCAACGAACTCATCGACCCATTCCTGTTTGAACAGGTAGCCGTACGAGCATCGTATGGATCGGATCATATTCTTACGGCGCCAGAGTCCTACGTTTCGCTTGGTGGCATGGAGCATCTCCGCCACCTGTGCTGTTGTCAGATACTGGTTTTCCATTAGATCTCCTTCCAGCCTCAGACTGCCGTGTATTGAAACGAGGCAGTGTTTTTTTCCGGCAGTCGGAGGCTGATATCACTCATCGCAGGTCGGGACAGTCAGATCGTCACGCTTAGTTTTGGGAAGAATTATGTATGACGTTGATTGATGAAAAATGCTGTCAAAAGGAGGATTCATCTATGAGTCTGACCGCCCCGAGCTGCGATGAGGTGACACCTATTACCATTTAATGGTTGTCATCGGGCATAATAAAAGTCTTAGTCGGCGGGCAAAGCATCTCGACCGGGATCTTGTACAGCTCGGATAATTTCGTGTGCGTCTCCCAGGTCGGAATAGTTTTCCCGGATTCGTAGTTTCTGAGCGTTTTTTCTGATATTTTCAGCATATTTGAGACATCGTCCAAGCTCAGCGCGGCATTGATCCGTGCCGCGGCATAATTGATTCTTACATCCTTTGCTTCCATTCCTTTGCTCCTTTCGCCTACCACAATACTACCGTTTAATCGTAGTGTCAACCGTTAAATGGAAATATTTTGCCGAAATGATTGAAATTTTTACCGATTAAAGGTACTATTTTACTAGTAAGAGAGGTCATTACTATGAGTAACAATGCAAGGGACACGTTCAAAAAGAATCTGCATTACTATATGCAGAAGAATAATAAAAGTCAGTCTGATATATCAAGAGATTTGAAAGTTCCGCTTTCAACTGTTTCAAACTGGTACAACGGCACGAGCTATCCCAGGGTAGACAAGATGCAGGCCCTTGCCGATTATTTCAATACGAGTATGAAGAATCTTACCGACGATCAGGAAGAGGTCGTCGAGCAGACATTCTCTTCAGCTCAGGAAGCGGTCAAATTCATTCTTGAGAATCCGGTCGTTGAGGCTTTCGGCGGCTACGATCTGGACTCCATGACAGATGAAGAGATCACCCTCTTTGCTGAAGGCATCGCAAACATGATTCGTCAAATGGCTCAGTTTAAACAAGGAGGTCAGGGGGATTAATGGATTATTTGACAACGATCAGGCTCGCAGAGTCACTCCAGGATAAGAGTATCTACGATGCGCTTGCAGAATTAAAAATACCGGTCATCATACAGTCGAATTTTCTCGACGGCAAACATGACGCGGCGATCATATCGGACAACGGGGATGCTACGATCTTCATCAAGCCAGACCTCGGCTTGCCTTATTCAGAATTCCTGTTGTGGCATGAGCTCGGTCACTTCCTGGACAGTGCTTTCTCAACAGAAAAATACCGGTACAACAAATCGTCAAAGAAAAGTGACGAGGAACGAACCGCAAACACTTTCGCAGTCGTCCGGCTGCTGGGCAGATACAATTTGGGCGACAAGGACATCATCTCCGCTTCACGTGAGCACGGGATCCCTACGGAGATCACTAAGGACGTGATATTCAGCATGCGGAACCTGAGCAACAACCGGGTAGCAAGACATTACTTCGATCAGTACAGATAATAAAAAAAGATCTTCCGGAGCGGCAACTCCACGAAGATCAGAGAAGAAAAGTATATAGCCCCACCAAGGAATATACACGTTTTCCTTTTGTATTGTACCACAGAAAAACGTGCCTGCGGCAGCACGTTCCTCTGGAAAGGGTAGCTAATAATGAAAAACCACGACCTAGGAAAGCTCCGGGAGAAAAGTACCAGAACCTACCTGTATTATAACTGCCGCGCTGACATAACGGAAAAACTTTAGTTGGAGGATTTTTATGGCTAAGAAAGAACAGTACATAACCAAAGAAAAGAACAAGTCCGGAACGGTCTTCCGCCTCAGGATCCGTGCTTACGGGCAGGAGTATCATGAGTCGTTCAAGGCATCGGATTACGGCTCGGAGAAGATCGCGCTTGAAGCAGCGAAGCAGGTCCGGAACGAGAAGCTCCTTGATATGCAGGCAGGCAGACAGATCCGGCAGCTCTACCCTACTGTCGCAGAGCTTTACCAGAAGAAGTTCGACCTGTTCAAATGCCGGAAGAAGACCCGTGACAAGCATGATTACTTCTACCAGTACATCCAGCCACTGGGTGATATGCAGATCAACGAGGTGACTGCAGCGGATGTCCAGGAGACGATCAACGAGTACAGCCGGAGCCATTCATACGAAGCCACACGGAGGGTCCGGGGCGTATGGAGTCAGATCTACCGCACCGCACTGATGCTCGGCTATGATGTGATCGACAGGTCCCAGCAGATCGTGCTCCCGCAGAAGTCCATGTGCAAGCAGGTCAACCACCGTGACCAGTCACTCATAGCAACAGACTTCGATGACTTCTGTGATGCACTGCTGCAGTACCACGACTATGACGAGAACGGGCGGTACAAGTCACGGCAGGTGTGGTATGCGCTGCAGATCATGTCAGGCTGCGGGCTCCGGCCTGCGGAGACGTTCGCCCTGCGGAAGGATGACATCTTGTTCATCCCCTATCCGCACATCGCTGTACGGGCCTCTATCCGCTCCACAGAGGATGAGTACAACCAGGTCAGCGCCACCAAGACCGGCAAGTCAGTCAGGGATGTGCCGGTGCCTGACTGGCTGGTCCCTGTCCTCCGGCAGCTTAAGGATGAGCGTGAGGACTTTCTCTTCACGGATCCAGACGGAGCCTTCTGGGACATTGACGAGCTCAGCGACTATATCCACAGAGTATCCGTGAGCTGCGGGATCCCGTTCAACATGTACCGGCTCAGACACAAGTTTTCCACGGACCTCTATCATGATCAGGTCAATCCTGTTGCGATCCGTGATCTGATGGGACATGAGAGCGAGTCAGTCACCATGGACTATGCGGTCAGTTCCGAGGAGGAACGGCAGGAAGCTGTCCGGAACCGGAAGTACTCCTGAAATTTTCGGCAAATTTTCGGCAAAACATTCGACATTATTTCGACAGTAGTTCGACACTCGGTCGTTCAGAGAATATCCTAAAAGCATTAAAAAAACCGCATGATTATGCGGTTTTTCGTTTATTTCGACGTTGGACCTACATCAGATCTACAGTCGAGCATGGTGACCTCTGAGGGACTCGAACAGATATCGGAAAAGCCTATGTTTATGCGATTTTTTGATATTCGCCTCGGATTTTCGGCAGATTTTTCGCCAAAAACTCAGTGCATCGGCAGGACCATGTTCGGTATGCTGAAGAATAGTATGCCCAGCAGGATCAGCATCGAACAAATCAGCAGCTCAATTACGGTTCTCATTTGATGAGCTGCCAGCCGGCAGGATATGCCTCAGGTGTCCAGACGTTGGATGGGATCACTGACTCATAGATATGTCCGTCCCAGTATCCCCTCTCACCAAGAGCGAAGGCTTCCGCAGCGCTGATCGGGTCCGGGATGATACGACATCCATCCACGTACTCGATCTTCACCCATAGGCTCGGAGCCATATCAGGCGCATTCTCCTCACGGTCCCACAGATCGACTGCAGCCTGGTGCAGGATCCCGTTGAAGTTGACCCTGGTACCGGCTTTGATCAGTGATCCGTCATAGTGCATGGAACGGTAAAGCTCTGGTGTGACCGATGCGCCTTTGTCATCGATGATATCACGCATCTTAACAAACAGAGCCAGAAATTCTTCAAACGTCATCAGAGCACCTCCTGGATCCTGCGCTGGAACTCAGCCTCAAAGTCTTCCGGCTCCGGCTGTGGTTCAGGCTCTGGTGCGGGAGTGATCGTCCAGATCTGCACGATCTCTTCGCCCTGTACTTCATAGTGATCGACGTAATCGTATCCCTGTTCCGGCACAGGTTTCTCCGTGTAGCGGACCGGAAGATATCCAAGCAGAAGCAGGACGTCTTCCGGCGGGTGCTTGATTGTCAATGTCTCCGGGGAAAGTCTGAGCTTTCCGCTTTCATCTACTTTTCCGTAGTCCCTATGCGTTACCTCACATTTCAAACGGCTTGTTTGTGTACCCTTTTGCACACACACCGCTTTCCATAGTTCTTACCTGCTTTAAAGCTTCAATGGCGATACGCAGGTCTTCTTCTTTGCACTCCACGTATGTCATCGGGTTTTCCACCATATCAGTGAACACTTCCAATGCGTGGATTCTTTCTTCCTCTGTCATATCGCCTTCCTCAGCCGCTTTGGCCTTCCGTGCTTCCACGTTGCCGTGTGCAGTCTTGTCCACCTCCACGGGGGGATTTTGCTGAATAATTCGTGTATGTCCATTTTCTTCTCCTCACGGATATCCTCCGCCTGCGATGTTCACCGTAGATACTAACATTATCCACAGCAGAATCATCAGCAGGCAGAGAATACATTGTAGTTGTTTCATTTATATACAGAATCCGAGAGCCACACCGTTAATGGTGTTGGCGGTAGTGGTGTTGTTACTGCCAGTGTCGGTGACATAGTCGAATGTGCCAGCGTTGTAGACATTGCACAACCACCACCCGGTAGCTGATGTAGTTCCGTATGTATGCTTGATTCTCTTTGCGTCGGTGTTTTCAAACAGGTCGTAATACAGGCCGCCATTCGCTTTAGCAGACGATACTTCAACCCAAGAAGGAATCCACACATCATCTGTGGTGGTCTGTGTTTCTTTTGCTCCTACAGTCGTAACCGATGGATGAGTTTTCGTGACTTCGAGGATAGCGCTTCTCACCTCAGACGGAATCAATGGTTTAACGGTACTTCTCAGATAATAACGCATATCGGAATGTTCCCATCCACCGATTGCACCTGTTCCTTGCTCGTAATTATCAACCCTTACTAAACAATTTTCAATAACAACGCTGTTTTGTGTTACGAGTGCGTTGACAGCACTATCGTATCCTTGCCCATTTGTGTTGCATAGTTTGATGTAGGGATCTGAACTTGTATCATTAAGTGTGGTGGTCTCAAACTCAATGACATATGACGTTCCGTTTGTAATAGTTAAATCATAATTTTGTGCTGATTGAGTGAAACTTTCAATCACTTCCACCCCATCGACCTTCAGAGATGTACTATATAAACTATTATCCCCTGTAATATATGTAAGCCTCAATGTGCCATCAGTAACCGCCGTTACATTGAAAGTAATCTTTGCTGTATTGTTGGCTTTATAACCGTTTTTTGAGATCCACCTATTATAGTTTGTATTATTGGCAGATGATTTATATCTTTCAAAACTCGGCCCTTCTTCATACTTATAGTTCATCACAAGGGCAGGATTCATCCTGTGATTTGTCTTCAGCAAATCCTCGCTAATCCATGAAATATGCGCTTTCCCTTGTCCGTCTGCTCGTGTATCCACATCGAATCCGGCAATCTGCATGTTCACATATCCTTCAGAGCCGAGATTCAGTGACATGGTATCACCGACTGAGTAACGTGTCGCATAATCTCCCGCCTGTACGTGCTGAAGAATTTCAGCCCATGTATCAGTGATGGTGTGTTCGGGTTCGGGTGCTTCAAACTGTGCATAACAGTTAGTGTCTCCTGTGATATTTTGACCTGTAGGTTCAAATCCGGCAAACGGATTTCCACTACTATCTGTTGGTGTACTACCCGTATATGTTGCTGACCCACCATACGGTACATTCGTTACTGTCTGTAATACAGTTGACCCATTGTAGAATTTTACGGTGTATGTCCTTACTGTTGCTGTGTAGGCGGCATAAACTGTTCTGTCAGCTGTAACATTCGTCAGTGCGTCGCTGTCTGCAGATGTTGCGTTTTTGCTTTTACTCCATCCAACGAACGAATAATTGTACTGAGCCGTGCTTGATCTTGACGGTGTACCTGTGTATCCGCCATTACCGCCATCAGTGATACTTTCAGTGTGAATCAGTGTGCTGCCGTCATAGTTGTAGTAGTACAGGTTAGCCGTCACGTGGTCTGCTGTTACAGTGACATACGGATATCTAGAGTTGAATTCCGCTATGTCAGCACCAGTCAGATTAGTCGTGTGGATCGTTCCGCTTACCTGTGCATTCTCCATGTTGTTGCCGGATTCATCAAGTCCACGCATGGTATCGAGTTTATCTAAGATAGCAGAGATCGCCGCAGCATCTGCAGCAGTCCAATAAAAGCCGATCAGCCTTACACGACTGTTAGCGGCCAAACCCATGACTATACTCTTGCTGTCAACAGCAGCTGATACGTTCTCAAGTCTCAGTGTAGTGATGCTTGAGAAGTCATCGTTAGCTACAGTGAAGTCGTTGATCGCCGTCTGGTTCCGGATCGTGAGGTTCGTAATCGTGTCAGGCAGATGGAGCGTTTTCAGGATACCGCCGTTCGGCAGTGTGATACTTGTGATGGATGTACCTTCAAAATACACGTGCTCGATGTTTGTACAACCGGAGATGTCGACAGCCTGAGCAAGAGCCACACAGTTTCGGACGTCAAGTGTTCCGAGCAGGACGTTGTTGCCAAGGTACAATTCAGTCAGATTACCATTCTGATAGTTGCCGCCTTCGCCAAGCTTTAATGACTGGAGCTTCGTTGCGTTGGTGAAGTCTGCATAACCGACCATCAAGCCTGAGAGATCTCCTACACTCTTCAGCTGACTCGCTGAATAGATATAGATTTCAGTATCATTGACGTTGTCCAACGGGCATACCAGCTCATACGCCTGGTTCCTCGCCGCTCTGGTCTGCACCAGGTAAGAGCCGTATTTGATCGAAGCATATATGTCAGCATATGGTGTGACGGTGATATTCGCCTTGGCATACCCACGGACAGTGATGACATCAGTCAGAGCATCGCCGGCATTGTATTTCGAGTCGATATATCTGAACCTGTTGTACAGCCACCACTTCCGCTGTTCTTCCTTGGATCCCTGAGCCATGCTGAGGTATGAGCTGTTGTTATCCTCGATCAGCGGGTCGATATACTTGTAGAAGGCATCCTCATTGAAGATGGCCTCAGGCCATTTATCCTGATGCGTCTCGAACATCTCCTCGACCTTGCTGTAAGAAAGCTTCCCGGTGGAGCGCAGAGTCTGATACATACTCTGCAGCTCATCACCGAAACACGCTCTGAGGTTAGTCCACAGCACGGAATCCTGACCGTTGTATACGTCCGCTCCACCTTCCGTCTGGTCGATGTCTTCTAAGTTATATGAGAATACCAGCGCACCTTCGTTATTGATACCGATAGCGGTATCCATATCGTATGGCAGAAATACTATTTTTTTGCTCATAGATCAGACCTCCGATCCCATGAATGACGGGAACATGTTCTTTGCGCGGGAGTCGACCATGAGGAAGAGCTCCGTGAAGAGATAATAGAATTCAGCGCTTTCCAGTTCGACCCAGTCTCCGAGCTCAGCCTTGAACTTGGCAAGCCTGTATTCAGATGTATCGTTGCTGTACGTCACTCCGTCATACACCACAGAATTGCTCAAGGCATTGCCGGTGGCTGCTGTGGTGTCGGTTGAGACGATCCACTTAGCGAAGGCTTTCAGCTGTGCGTTGTTCGTATATGCCGGATCAGTATCCGGGTATCTGGCCTCGAAGTCGCTGAGCCAGGCTGTACCGGTATAGTCATCAGACTTCCATACGACACGGCTCGACGTGTTGTTCAGAATCTCCCAGGACTCATCACCTTCCTGGAAGCCGAAGACATCTTCCGTTGACTTGTCATTGTTGAAATTGTACTTTCCTACAAAGGACACTGTAGTGCCGTCATCCCAGAAAATGACAATAGGGAAACCGTCAATGCCTTGTCTGATACGCGCGTCCTCCTGCTGTGCCGGAGTCTCGTACGGGCATGCGTCGTTGTACAGTCTTACGAGCTCCACATTGTTGGCACCTTCGGATGATGCTACGTCAGCTTTGAAGCAGAACGTATTGACCGGAATGCTGTCGCTTCTCAGTTTATACTTTGCTGTTGCTGTAGAGTCTCCGTTCATAACGAAGCCGTTCTTAAACTTAGCTTTGTAGTTTTTTCTCGCGTAGTATTGCGAGGAAGTACCCTGAACGTCAAACTGTGCATCGGTAAAGGTAAAGCTGTTAGCCTCGTTGACAGGGTCAACATAATATCCGCTGACTGTCTTCTTGTCACCCTTGTACTGAGGCAGCTCCGGAGCCTGAAGTACCATGTACGGCAGATCGTGAGGGAGCTTCTCAATAACAATCTGACCATAAGCGTCGTAGACATTGTTCCTGTTGTATCTATCAAGCATGTCATCGATGCTCTGGGAATCTGCGATCCAGTTATCCAGCAGCTGATACCTTGTCAGGTCGTTGTCATAGACCCTGATATTGTAGATGTCAGTTGTGCAGCTGTTGGAACCGATACTGATATACGCAGGTGTCGCCTGTGAGAAGTCGTCATCGTCCGGGTAACGGATGACACCAGACATAATGCCGTTGATATAGCAGTATATGAGCCTCTGTTCAGTACGCTTTTCTACTACGAAGGCAATGCGTACATGCTCATCGTCTTTGAACTGTGTGCTGATCACTGACTGTTCTGATGTGAGTCTAGCCAGCTGCGGGGTAATCTTCAGCCCGCGGTCGTCAGACAGACACGACATGATCGTCGCGTCATAGTTCATGACGTCCTTCGTAGCGAGCTCTACCTCGATGGTCTTGCCCGTCGTACGGAAGTCCGTGGCGAAGATGCGGTACGGAATGGTGACTCTTGCGTCACCTGCTACACGCAGCACTGTCTCGCCTTCCGCATCCATCTGCCAGCCGTCAGAGGTCCAGTTAAAGCTGTCGAGCTGTGCCTGGATGTTCTCATAGCGCCAGATAGATCTGTTCGTCTCACTGTTAGACCTTCCTTTGCTGGTCAGGTACAGTGCGAGGTTCTGTGTCTCCGCCTCAACGTCGATGTCGCTTTCAGTAACGGTCAGGTTGATCGTCAGTGTAGTAGTAGAGCTTCCGCTTCCTGCTACGATGCGGATGACCTGCTCGCCGATGGTATCGACGCGATAGTTGAATGTCTGCTTCGTACGGTCAGCGGTAAGATCAGCGACCTCGTCACCGGTGACGTAAATTTTCACAGGTGTGGTGAGCGCTGACGGGTTGTACACGAAGTATCCGATCTTCAGTGAGGTATACTGAGGCACCGTTGAATCATGGAAGTCTGTGGTGATAATGACTGATGAGTTTCCTTCCTCGAGGCAAATCAGCTCGTAGTACAGTGTGTTGGACGTTACTGTGCTGCCATTCACGGATGCGGTGAAGTAGCACTCAAACGTATGCATGCCATGCGTCTGAGCCGGAATCGTGAACGTCTGCTGACGTCCTGATGTAGTTACCTCGGTAACGCCTATCTGACTGCCGTCGATCTTGAAGTATACGGTCTTTGTCAGATTGCCAACAGGAGTGTATGTGAATTGGACCGCACCGGTGTATGGGACAGACGCGTCGAAGCTCGATGTAACGTACAGATTCACTACGATAACTGTAAAGGACACTGTTCTTGTATTGCCGTATACGTCCGTAACTCTAAGCTTGACTATGTTCGTTCCGGCACCCAGATATGGTGCAACATTGATGGTTATCGTGCCCTGTGCTATATCCTGTGTCAGCTTTGTTGAGCTGCCGACGAGGACCTTGAGAGTACCCGGTCCGGTTGACGAGCCGGTTTCCACTGAAGACCAGTTGATCGACAGGTAGCAGTCGTCGGATGCTGTTATCGTGCTTGAGTTCCAGCCGGTGTTGTTTGTAACTGTAAGTATTGCGTTATTGCCTCCGCTGCCTCCGCCACTGCTGGCGAACGGTCCGATAGGACCTGCTACGATCTCTCCGTCTGATGTCAGGTACAGATACCCGTCTTCCTCATATGCGTCATCGATCTTTTCAAGGATCGTTGCTTTCATCTGAGCAACATCGTCCTGTATCTCATGATATGACTGTATATCCTCTCGGAGTTCGGCAATCTCGGCCAGATACTGTTCTATCTGAGCGATGATCTCCGGATCGTCCGGGATGTTGCTTCCGTTTGGTTCAATACCAGGCAGGACAGTACCACAGTAATAAGTCGTGTTGTATTCTTTAATTACCTCATTTCCGTCCAATAATCTGGCACAGATTGAAAATGGTACCGTCCCCGCACTGGCGCATACCTTGTGACTAATAGGCCAGTCGAACGTGATCTCATCTTCTTTTGTAACTACATTATCCGCCAGCGCTGAATCTGTCTCTCCAGCGGCATTCCTGTAGTTGATGCGGATCAGAAAATCAGTCAGATCATTACCATCGACATATCTGGGCATCCTGAAATGTTTCGTTTCAACATCGCGATCGTTGTACACACCCAGCACATTTTCGCCAGATGGTACTGTCATAGTTCTCAGGTCGCTATTAATAATAATGTATTCCCTAGACGCTCTCCTTTACGGTTCGATGCCAGGCAAAACTTTACCTGCCCAATATGTCGTATTGAATTCTTTGATTACCCTGTCGTCATCCAGAAGGGTAAAGCATAATTGTACAAGAGCGGTTCCAATCGCTGAACACACTGAATGGGGAACCGTCCACTGAAAGGTAATGTACTCGTTGTCAGCCTGCACGTTCTCTGCGTAGGAAGAGTCCACAACACCTTCAGGAGTACGGAAGTTGACTTTTGCAGTGAAGTCAGCCAGGTCTATGCTTTCATAATATCGGGGAACCTTGAAATACTTGACCTCGATATCCCGATCGTTGTACACACCTAGTACCTCTTCCCCAGCCGGAATCGTCATGGTCCTCCGCTCGATATCTACTGTAATGTATCGGATATCAGTCATCGCCATGTCCCTCGCCCTCGGAATAATAATTCATCGTACTGACTCCGAGGCAGGACCCAAGCAGTGTGGCAAGTGCGAGCACCGTAGTCTTGATCTGTTCAACATACGGCAGGCCCCATGCGTCTCCAACGACCGCGTAGAAAGCGCCCAGCGCCGGGAGTACGATTAACGAGATCCACTTCAGAATGTTATAAGTCTTATTTGAGAATTTCATAACGGTATCCTCCTTACAGAAAATCATGTTCCTTTTCGGCTTTCCGATAGCAGTCTTTAATATGTTCAATAGAAAGTGTGGCTTTATTGTTTTTGAACCCTGGATGGGAAGCACAGTATCTTTCATATTCGTCAATGTCCGACAGGATCATATCGAATGATTCCTTACTGTGACGCTGATCACGAAGCAGCTCTTCGTTGAAGTTTATGACATGCCGTCTTGCATCTACGGCGCTTCGTTCTGCGTTCTGGTTCTCCATCTGATCCACTTTGGTACGGAGTTTATCCACATCGTTCCTTACCTCCTGCACTGCGCTCAGAATGTCTTTGTTCGATGCCTTCCGCTGTGTCAGCCAAGTCCAGAATCCGGTGGATCCGAATATGGCAACGATCACAGCGGAGATTAACTCCCAAGGTAGTTTATTCATCTATTATGGCCCTCACTTTCTGAATGATATCTTCGAGTTCTTTAACTCGTTCCCTGAGCTTCTCCAATTCATTCTCAGAGGGTTTTTCTTCTTCGGCGGATGTTTCCTCAGCCGGTTCCTGCACCGGCTCCTGTGCCTGCTTATAGCAAGCCAGAGCGAGCACGTTGGGAAGCTGCCTGCCGGTGTACTGGATCTTTTGACCGATGTACACCATCTGGGCTGAGCCGCCGCCGTCCAGGATGAATCCCTCGTAGGCTCCGACCGCCTTCATCAGGTTGGCCACTGTCTGCACGATGCAGTTGTCGATGGAGTTGATCAGGATCCAGGTCCCGTCTTTCAGCATGCATGCTGCGGACTGCTTGGTACTGGTCAGCTCCTTGTTCGTGTAGCAAGTCGAGATTTCATTGATCTCTTTGCCCTCATGGAACCGAATGCTGTACGGGCTGAGTGCAAACCACAGCTCATGCTTTGACAGATGGAAGCTCGTTGCTCTGCACCATCTGCACTTCCCTGACTTGTACTGATAGAACACCAGCAGTTCAGGGTTGTATGCCGGCAGGTCCAGTGCCTGAGAATTAACGCCATCTCCGACAGAATACTCAGCACCGTAATGCGTTCCGTAGATATCCTTCCTCGTCATCTCAAAGTAGTTGCAGTTGATCATGCCGAGGACCATCATCTGACTGCTGTCGAACTTCGTGATCTCCTGCAGCGCTTCAGCAGCAGGCGTACCCGGGGCGGACATCACATATGCCTGCTTGTAGTTGCCGTATCCTTTGATCAGCTCAAACTTCACACCTTCAAATGTGATGGTATTCAGACCGATTCCAAGCTCCATAGCACCTCCCATAAGAGCATTTGCCCTGCTGACTATATCCGGCATCATCTTCTCCATATACGGCCCCGGACACGCTGTCGCGGCGAACCATTTATGCAGTGTGACATTGCCTGTTGTATCTCCTGTGTATATAAGCGACTGGATGCCGTTGCGCTGTGCGATATCCGCCATCAGCCTGATCAGTGCGTCCATGGCCTTTGCTGAGATCATCCAGTCAGGACCGAGGGTGCTGTTCTCTACCTCCATGGTCACTGCCTGGTTGTCATTCAGCGCACTGCCGGAAGTCCATGCTCTCCGGTTTTCCTTAACATACTGGATAATGGTCCCGTCAGAGAAGATCCCGTAGTTTGCAGAGCCTCTCCCCTGTTCCATGATGTTGAACAATATGGCGGGTGTCAGCATGCCGGCCATATGATGAGGAGTGATCCTGCGGTTCGTTTTGTTTGATATCTCCGAGTAAGTCTTCGTCCACAGGCACTTGCTGACCAGCTCACTGTCGGCAAGCTCGTACTGTCCGGTCCTCGGATTTACTGCACCGACCATCAGGCGATCCTTACCCAGCACTTACGGCTTCCTGCCCATGTGTTGGAATTGATCGTGAGCTGGATCGTAGAAGCAGTTGCACGGACGATGAGAAGAGTCACCTGTCCGACACTTCCCAGGGTGCCGTCACTGTCATGGACGTAGTATCCGCTGCCATTTGTCCTGGTGATCAGTTCACCTCTAGTGACACTGCAGGATGCATATACAGACTGTATACAGACCGCATAAACTCCGCCCTCTTCAGTACTGAAGGACCACGTCCCACCACTGCTCTGAGCCTCGTTTTTAGCGCCGGATACAGCAAGTTTCTTGCCGGTTCCTTGAACGATCAGCCCTGCAGCAGAGGTAAATGTCACACTGGAATCTACGTCAGCAGCTGTCGCATCGCCGAAGACTGTAGCAGCAGCCTGCACGTAGGATGCAGTGCTGTACTTACCAGTATTCGGCACTCTCATGCGGATATTCGCACCATTCTTATCCACGACCCTGGCATTCACGGCCTGACCGCTGTAGTCCTGCATAGTGCCGCTGACCTTGAATCCTGCGGCGCTCGTCATGTTCTTGTCTGCCACCAGATCACTGGCCACGGCATTGCCGAAGTCACTGAAGGGGATCGTCAGACGGGATGATGTGTCATAGCATGCCCGTTCCGGTACGATGACAGGAACATTGCTCACAGCAGCGCTCTCAGCTAATGATGCTTCTACTGTCTTGCCCTGGTTGTCATTCATCGTTCCTTCGGTCAGCTGACCACTGGAAGCTACGAAGAAGGTACCTTTCAGAACATTGAGTGCAGCAGTCGCTGCAGCTCTCAGGCGGCTCTTAGGTACACCGCCTCCACCATTAACAAGAAGTCCCATTATTTCCACCCCATATACCGGATCTCTACCGGAATATCGATCGCTGGTCTGTCTTCCATACAGGCAAAGGTCATGGAACCATCGGCCTGGCTGACCAGATAGATACCTCCCAGGTCATACCATGCCTGCCGCTGTTCGGCTGTTGCAGATCTTGCAATACTAATGATCTGCTGTGTCTCACGTCCCGTATCGGTATCCACCTTGATCCTTGCGTCCGTGATCGTGTACTGCTTGGAAGCAGTCCAGCTCGACGCAGCAAGCGTCACGGTAGCGTAGGAAGACATAATGTTTTGGTTAATGCCGTTGATCACAGAGGCATTGATAATATCGCCTTCCTGCACATAGTCAGTTTCATCAGTGAGGACTGTATAAGCGCCCTCAGTAGTCAGAGTGTACTTGCGGTTACCCGTAATTACATCGTCTTGATAGTCTGTTTTTAATGATGCTGCCATACGTCCTCCTATCTGTTGCCGATGGTCGGTCTGCCGAGTCTATATGCCAGTCTCTGCTGTACCGACTTCGTTGCATTTATCATGTTGTAATAAGCAAGCTGTGCAGATTCGATGCGGTTCCACATCACGTAGTCCGGGAAAGCCTGGTTCCCGGAATATGTCGGAAACTCCTCTTCGATCAGTGCATAAGTCTGTTCGGCCAGAGCATTCAGCGCTTCGGTAATAGCATTTACGTCAGCCGCATAATAGAAACCATCAACAGTCTTTACCGCGAAGGTCTTTTCGATATTTGAACCGAACACATCAGCGGCGATCTGCAGCAGATGCTCCATGTTCCCTGTGATGCGTTCATAGTCTGCAATGTTGAAGTAATCTCCGATATAGTTACCGTTATTCCACAACACTTGCCAGTTTGTTTTCGGTGTTGTCCAAGTCATTACTGTTTCTCCCGGTAGGATGTTCTCCTGCCCTTGATCTGACACTTGCCCATACCAACGCCTGTATTGATCGTCTCGCTCTCGATCCTCATGATGTTGCTGTCAACATAAGGTGATTCGACGAAGATCTGATCGTCAACGTCCAGCGCAGGTTCACCTCTGTAGCTGATCGTGTACTCTGTGTCAGCTGCGAAATATGATGTGAGCCATTCAGCCTGCTCTACCGCCATAGACCTGTTGTCGATCAGCGGATTTTTCAGTTCTTTATCCGTACCATACTCGGACACCTCATGTTCATAGATCGTATCCGATGCAACGTACTCGATGCCGTTGATCTTTACCTTGCCTGCTCCGGAGCTCGTGAACTGCACATAGTAGGGACCGGACTCAGTAACGGTCAGTGTCAGATCCTCTCCGGTCAGTGCAAGGTCATGGCACGGCTTCGTCCAGGTGACAAGATTGGTGCCGGCCACTGCGTCAACGGAAGTGATCTGTTTGACTGCCGTACCTTCTTCGAGTCCGTAGTAATGGACCCTGACGTGTTTGACTGTGTCAGTACTCTTGGCTGTCGGGATCGCATACATATTGTCATATGTAAGCGTGTAGTCGGTGATGTCCCCAAGATCCAGATGCTTCAGATGTACTCGTTTGGTGTAAGGACTGTCGTACTCAAACGTCAGTACTATACGGTTTACCTGATAGAACTCCTGATTAAGCACAAACACAGGTTCATCCGAGGTGTCATGAAGCTCCGTCAGATGATATTCCGTGGCTGTAATCTCCGTTGGGGAAACCGTGGTTACCGTGATAGTCACTTGAGGCAGTTCTTTATCAAACTTCAGCGGAAGGTTATAGAACGTCCACTGAGACTCGAAGTCAATGGTTATCGAGGATGACCGACCTATCTCACTAAGGTACGGAGTATTCATCGGATTATCTGTACAGAACTGCTGGGATCCATCCATTCGTGTCCAGTTGTATTCACCTGATGCAATACTGTCGACATCCAGTTCCGGCGCAAGCAGGAGCCATGACTGTGAGAAGGACGTAACATTCTCGGCTTCCATATGCGTAACATCCGGCTCGAAGGACGTCTTCAGCTTGATCGATCCATCCCTGTCCTCATACAGTACAGACCGTGCTGCGTTGGCAATCAGCTGGAGCAGATTCTTGTGCTTGTCATTCGGCAGCGGGATCGTAGTCGATATCGACTGCAGATATGGGTCGATCTCATAATTCTCTATACCCGCATCGGTCAGAACATCCACAGCCAGGTCGTAATAAGATCTCCCATTCGGGTAGTACTGCCCCTTGTAGTACTTCGCTGTCTGATAGTCCAACAGACCCACAGCCGTGAATTTTGCCTGCTTGTCGTTGCTGGACCATGTTTTCAGCGCCATCTTGCCGCCCGGGATCAGATACATCGATCCGTTAGGGAGCCGTCTTCCATAGTCGTACTGGACCTCCTGCTGCTCCTCCAGATAGTTGATGAAGGAGTGCGGGTCATCCTGTGCGAATCTTCTTCCGACATTCTCTACTGTGAACGTGAACTGCTTGGAAGGAAGCGATGCGCTGATGTGGCTGACCGTGTTCTTGCGCTGTGTGCTGAGAAGCGTCTTGTTGTCGAAGCTGAAGCCAAGTCCGAAGAGGATCTTATGGATCCTCATGCGCTGGTTCCCTCCGACCATAGACATGGGTGAGATCGTGAGGAATGACGTGTTATCGAACACATCGTCACAGGTCCATTCACCCGGAGAATCATTGTCGTAAGTGTATGTGACCGTGCCGTTGGTGACTGTGAATCTGGTCGGATAATACTCTCCGAAGTCAATCGTCAGACCGCGCAGATTCAGGCTGTTGTACCCAGCGAAGCGGAACGTAACCACTCCCCGGATATCCTGTGTCACCAGCCCCTGCCAGTACACATACTGTGCCGGATCCTCCGGAAGCAGAGGCATCGAGCCGTCTACCTTCAGAAAGTCCTGCTCCGCTGTCGCATAGTCCATCAGGAACGTGTTATCGCTGAAGACCGTCTGCGGTGCAGAGTAATCAACGAAGTCCCCATATGCGTATGCAGATGCCTGAGCCTCACGGTTGATGATGCCCAGGTAGACAAACACATAAGACTCTTCACGGAGCTGCTGCTTTTGCTCCGCCTTGTATGCCTTGGTCGTCCGCTGCATCAGATCTCTCCGCAGTCAATGATGTTGACCGCCAGCTTCTCTACGATATCGATCGTGCCGTTCCTCTTAAAGGACAGCGGTACCTCGGTGACATCGCCGCGGTACATCTTGATCGTATGCATCCGGTTCGTAGTGATATCTACAAACGTTGCATAACAAGTGAAGTCATTGAAGAGCTGCAGGATGTATGCAGCCTGATCGCCGGTGATGCCTGTCCACTCAAGATTATTGAGCTTGTAGTTATCACGTCCGACCTTCTCACCCACAAACTCAGCGTTTGCATTACGAGCCGCATTTACTGCGGTCTGCATCAGGAACTCCATGCCCTTATGTGGTGCCGGGAAGCTCAACCCCCGATAGGTACCGGGGAATGAGATCGACATCCCGTCAGCTCTTGTTATAGTCAATACTGGTGACTGTGTTGTCCTGTCATTCCCCTCCTATCATTTATATAAGGATGGCTGAGCCGATCAGCTCCTGTCCTCTGTTATTTGCCTCAGCGACATCTCTATCGCCGATGGATACTGTCACTTCCTTCTCGGCGATCTGAGCCAGCAGTGTGACTGCCTGTGCCAGCAGAGAAGCTTCAGCTGAGCCGGTCTCATAGACCGCATCAGCGATGCCTGTGATCTCATTGTTGGATGCGACTGCAGGCCTTCCTCCGATCGTACCGATCAGCTCCGGACCGGCCTCGTTTGCATAGAAGATATCTCCGACTTCAGGGAAGCCACCGGCTGCCATGCCGCCCCACTGTGCCTGATCAGCACCGGGATCATAGCTTGCTCCCTGGTTAGCCCATTGTCCAAGCTCGGCAGCTTTACCAAGTATGCTGCTGATCGCTCCAAGGATTCCGCTGAGCCATCCTGTCATCGCTTCACACGCTGCCTGCACTGCGGACTTCGCTTCCTCAATCTTCTTAGAGATAGCGTTATATACTTCAGTCCAGTACTTGGTTGCGTTGGCAGAGGTCTCTTTCCACTGAGATGCTGAGTACGTGTTCATCTCGCCGGTTTCATCAACCACGTAGGTCTTGGACTCGGTGATGTTTTTCTTGATCGCGTCCAGGACGTTGCTGAAGAACGTTCCGGAGTTTTTATCCATCTCAGACCAGTTCTTCTTCGACTCAGTGTTTTCAGTAGTCGTCTCCGTTACCACAGCGGTACGTGACCACTCCATGTATTTCTTGACCCATCCGTAGATACCGTTCTCACCGAAGTTGGTGTTCGTATCATCGTTCATGGCCTTGTTGTTTCCAGTGAGTTTAGCCCACAGTGCGTCAGAGTGATACGAACCGAGGATCGTCGCATTGCCGAGCTCAGCGTCTACGATTGCCCTGGTAGCATCGAACCTAACACCGGTATCTTCTTCAATACCTGCGTTATTCTCGTCCAGATCTGTCCTGAAGTCGCCCAGTATACTGAGAAGCGACGTACATGCATCGCTCAGGATCGCTCCGATAATCGGATGCTTCTCAATGATCTTGGCGATGACCTCGTCATTGATCTCAGTAAGGAACGTTTCGAGAACAGGAATAACTGTATCGTGTGCTATCGTCTTCAGAGTCTCCCACAATTCACTAAAAACTTCGCCCCATCCGATGCTCTTTATTGCTTCGCTGATAGTATTGCCAAGAGTTTCCCAGTCCAGATTTTTGATCAGATCAAGAACATGAAGTGCAAACTCGGTAATGCTCTTCCCTAGGCCTTCCCAGTCTGTATTGTTCAGAATACTCTGCAGACTGTTGTTGATCTTACTGGTGATCTCTTCCCAGCGGATGGATTCATTCAAGCCTTCAAACAGCTTTGTAATTCCATTCAGACCGTTGGATATGATATCAGCAATGCCGTCCCAGTGAATCTTCCTGAACATCTGACTGATTGCGGTACCTATCTCGATACCCCATACCTCAGCCCTGGCCGGGAAGAACTCTACGAATCCTGCAATCAGATCGATCAGAGCATTCCAGCGGTTCGCCAAGGTCGTTCCCAGAAGATCCCAGTCGATGGTATCCATCATCTTGTTGAAGCCGTCATACAGCTTGTGTCCGAGATTCTCAAAATCGAACGTTGTAAGGAAGTGATTTACGATATCAAGAACTGCGTTCAGACCGTCTGCAATTGTCTTACCAAGCAGCGGCCAGTCGAGTCCGTCCACAAGCCCGTTCAGGAATGTTGCAAGCCTGTTAGCCCATAACAGTCCCTGTGGTCTAAATACGTTGTTGATCCAGTCATCCACATTCTTCAGAACACCGTTGAGCTTGTCAGCGACCAGAAGACCGAGATCATACCAGTCTTCAGAATTCAGCATGTCCTTCAGCCAGTCAGGAATGGATTCCTGAACAAACTGATCCAGTCCGGAGGACGCACCTCCGCCGCTTCCACCACCTCCGGATGAAGGTGTCTTAGGATCGTTCTCCTGAAATACATGCAGCTCATCGAAGCCTAATGTCAGTGTATCGATCAGATCCTGCACATCTTCCTTAGCCTTATTTGCAGAGCCGGACACAGCGTCTCCCCACTTCTGAGGTGCTTTGACCGCTCTCACCCAGGTAGCAGAACCTCCAAGTGCGGAGATGATCATATTGATCGCATTGACTACACTGACACACTTATCGATCAGGTTATCCAATGCGGGGATAATAATGTTTGCGATCGGTGCGACCATTGCACCCAGGCTGTTCCTGAAGTAGTTGGTGCTGGTAGCAAGCCGGTCCATACTTGAAGCAAAAGTTCCGCCGATAGCACTGGAGTATGCATATACCGCATTGATTCCTTCACTCATTGCCTTCATGACTTCACGGATGGAGTCCCTAAGGATCCTCATGAAAGCCACACGGCCAATCTGTGAGAAGAACTTGCTGAAGGATGATGCGAGATTCGTCACCGGTGCGATGGTCCTCTCAGCAGCTCCCTTAAGGCCCTTCAGGCCGTCAATTGCAAGGCTGAAAGTCTTAACAGTTAACTTGCCTAATGTCTTCCAGATCGTGAACAGGACTTTGGATATTCCTTTGATGATCGGCATAACGACCTTGGCAATATTTCCAAGAATAGTCATCGAAGTGCTGAACTGACTGACACCCTTAGCTGCTTCTTCAGCTGCGCTTTCTATATCGGAGAAATCTCCCTCAGCCCAGCCCGGATGAATGACCGAAGCTCTCCTGCTATAGGCCGACTGACGGAAATCTGCAAACCTCGCCTCAGCTTCAGCCAGTGAAGGCCGGTTCTTCAGCCAGTTTTCAAAATCCTTGTCATCGTCGGAAACAACGTTTCTCCGCTCGATCGCGACCAGATCTTCCTCATGAGCCTTCTTGATCTTCTCAGCCCAGGCAAGGGATCTTTTTTGCAGATCATCATACAGCTTGGCTCTTGATACCCGCCTTGCTTCCTGATCGGCAAGATCCTTAGCATAAGATTCTTCCGCCATACGGAGCGCTTTATCAGGTGTGATGATGTCTTTTCTTCTTGCGAGCGCGGCGGCCATCCTCGAACGGTCATAATCTCTAAAGCCTACTCCAGCTCCGGACTCACCGTACTGCTTGGCTGCTTTTACGACTTGGGCTACCTTGCCTGTTCGTGTACCGGCACCGGTGCCCCCGGTACCATTAAGAGCATCAACCACAGATGCCAGTTTTTTGACCTTACTGTTGCTGATGCTCCCAAGTGCCTTATCAATGGTCTTGATTGCGGAAGCCACTCCCCGGACGTTGGCTTCCAGTTTGCTCAGACGATCAGCAAGTGTCTGTAATTTTGTCAGGGCCTCATCAGCGGTAGTGCTGATCTTAAACTCTAGGCCATTAATCTCTGTGTTCGACCTGCTGATTCGCCTCCGTTTCTTTCTTTTCGTACCGCGCGTTTATCGCAGCGACCTTAGCCTTGAAGAACTCGAAGTCCTTCTTTGCCTTCTCATCCGCTTTCCTGAGCTCGGACTTTTCCCGAGTCTTTTTCGTCAGCGGATAGGGTTCTGCGACATACGGCTCTATAGTTCTTGCTTTCGTCAGCGGATTGAACAGCGGGTACAGCCTGGACACTGCGTCATAGACGTACATGCCCTGCAGCCATAAGCGCTGATTCTCAAGCTCCATCTTGAGCTCGTATGCCTGCTTATAAGCTTTCACTGCCTGGACATCGCCATACCAGAACTCCTGATACGGCATACCCATCGCCATATACTTAGGACATACTTTCTCGAAAATCTCGCTGTACTTTATGATCCGGGGAGGCTGGTCCTCGACTAGGAGTCCTCCTCCGTGTCCCAGTTCGCCTCCCACGTTACCTTTTTTGATTCATCCTCAGGATCGTCCATAACTGAATCAACGGTTTCGTTATACATTTCGATCAGCCTCGGTAGCAGTTTTTCCTTATCACCAATATACTCAAGCATCTTGTCTACCATCGCCGGTTTCAGTCTGGGATGGTGCATTCTCAGTGCTCCAGCGAAAAGTCTCGGAATATTGTTTGCCGGTGCTTCGGCCAGCTTTGTCAGATTGAATCCGCGGCTTTCAAGTGCTTGAACCGCTTCTCGATTGAATTCAAGCGTGTATTTGTTGCCATCGGTGAAGGTAAATGTGATGTGCTTTGCCATCTTTATGGCTCCTTTCTCTTTTTGATTGGTTGCAAGGGGAAGAGTTGAACTTCCAACTCCGGCTTAGGAGACCGGTATGATGCCGTTTCACCACCGTGCCATAAATCTCCCCCGGGGAAGTGTCCCCGGAGAGGAGATGGATATGACGCTTCTCAGTCTCCGCTCGTTCCGGTCGGGAATTCAGCTTCGATCTTCGTGGACGTGGAGATCGAAATGACCATGGAACGTGCTTCGTTGACACCGCCGCCGGCTACACGTACGGACAGCATGCCGTCCCACTTGAATTTACCGAGGTTGCCTGTCGGTGTCGGATCAGCACCGGCAACATCCGTACCGCCGAACCATACAGCGAAATGATGCTTTTCACCGTCTTCCAGAGCCTTGAGCCTCTGGTAATCTGCAGGATCATAGTTAGCGTTGAATTCCAGTGTCTCAGCGCTCTGCAGACCGAGGATATTCGTATAGTTCGCATCGGTCAGTGTTGTGGTGTCGATCGTTTCCGGGGATCCTCCAAGATCCGGATAATCGCGGATATCTACCAGCTTCGTGTATGTGCTGGACTCCGCATGCATCAGGAAGGATTTATATGTGCTACTTGCGTTGTAAGACCTGTTTAAGTCCTCCTTTATGTTCTATAGAAGCCGCCATCTGTAACGACTCCTTCATATCGAGCTATTAAACGATAAATGGTTGATGAATCGAGATTCATTGGTGCTACGGACTCACGGACGAAGTTCATTCCGAACATAGCCTCGTCAGCCACGCTCAGGATGTCCTCGACTTCGATGTTCTTGCCCATGTTCTGATTTGAATAGATGTTCAGCTGGATCAAGACCCGGGTATACTTCTCACGCCCTGAGCTGTCCAGCGTCCTGCGCTCCGGCACACTGTTGACCTGGCTGACTGCAACGAACGGAAAGACTGACGGGATATTCAGCTGATTAGTAGAGAAATGATCATCCGTCATGATCGGAAACTCAGCTTTCACTGCATCCTTCACTCGGGAGTAAATCTCGGGCAATTTGTTAATCATCGAATACCTCCCTCGCAATCCGTTCAAGCTCATTACGGGCTTTGTTCTTCGCATTCCACAGCGGTGACTGTGCGTGCTGTCCGACCGTGTGCATCAGATGACCTTTACCCGTCAGGTATGACGGGCCGGTACCTGCAGGAAGCGGTGCGCTCCCCTGGTATTCTCTCTTATAGAACCACCCGGTAGGATCGGCGCCGCGACGGCCATATTCACCATGACCTGCGACAGGATCTCCTTTGAGCTCTGCTCTTTCAGCCCAGTTGTCGTTTGACAGCACACCGGTACCGAATTCAATGAACAGTGTCTGCGTGCCTCGTGCCGTTACTGCATAAGCAGGTTTTGTCCCTTCAGACTTGTCATTCAGGAACACATGAACGTCCGGATCAGGACCGGCATTCTCAGCCATGTCGAAGCCCATCTGAGCCTCGTCGCGGGCATATTCAGCCATCTCCCTGGTGAACAGCCATGTGTTTACCTGCAGGCGCTTCTTCTCTTCCTCCAGTTTCTTTACCGCAGCCTTCAGAGAAGACAGGTTAAGCGGATCAAACTCAACGGTCCTCATGAGACGTTTGCCCTTTCGATTGCGATCTGGATAGAGTTCAGCGACTTGGACACACGCTTCACGAAGAAGTCATAAAGCGGTAGTCCATTGGCATCGAACTCAGGCTCCTTATCGATGAAGAGCACAGTGTACTCATCGATCGGACAGTTCATATCATCAGTAGCAATGGTACGTGAGTACTTCAGGTCTACCCCGAAGGGCTCTACATGCTTTTGTCCATATGCTGCCGTGTTATAGGTCTGTCCGCCAGACGTGGACACATTAGCCTCCATCTGTACCGGCGCCGCGTACACAGGCCGCTTGTTACCGGTGTCAAAGCCCTCATCGTTATAGATAGGCTCTGAACCAGTCAGCTTGCAGTACCAGAACCGGGTCTTATTCCGTCTTAAGCACTTCCTGGTACACCTACTTTCGGTACGATCTCATTCAAGAGCGATGCGGGAAGATCTCCGGCTTCATAAGAACGGTAGATACCGTTCTCATTGTGGACCAGCTGACCTTCAGCTCCGATCTTGTCGATCATGTACGTTGCCACCCTGCACTGCAGATAGTCATATCTCGCAGGCAGTTCAGCTCCTTCCGGAACACCGTTTGAATACACGCGATTCAGGATCACCCATTCAGCGTTGGCTAAAAAGGCAGTTATGAGCTGCTCGTCAGATTCGCCCGACATGTTTTTTACCAGAGTTACTTTTTCAGAAGTCTCCATAACTGCCTCCTTTCAAATGTTAGATAGATACTGATGCAGGAACAGCACCGATAATGACAGCCTTTGTAGAGTCTGTCAGTGCAGCCAGATAGTATTTACGGCTGTAGACCTCGTTGAAACGAGTATTTGCGATACGATTGCGTTCAATCTCTGTGCCAGTTTTGACGAACAGAGTAGCAGCTTCTTTTGTAGCCATAGCGATGGATCCTTCGATAGCATCCTTTTTGACATACAGGTTTGTGCCGCCAATCGTGCCGACATAGCCGTTTCTTACATATGCTTCAACATACTTGAGCTCGTCTTTGCATGCCTTACGGATCTTTGCCAGGTCCTTAACGCATACGAATGCGAATGTGTTCGGAGCGCCCATATCGATTGCTTCAACATTGAGCAGCGCCTGTGCATCAACGAATGCGCTGAAGTAGTCTGTACCGGTGATCGGCTGATTCAGCGGTGTCTTCAGCAGTTCGCTGTAGATGTCAGCCTGCATCGTATTGAACATATCGGTGGCCATATGCTGCATGCCTACCGGAACAATGTTCGGGTCCGTCATGGCTTCTTCGTCATACCACTGGAATCTGTTCTGAGCCAGCAGGATCTGATATGTCTCTTTGGACATACCGACTGTAATAGCCTTTGTGTTGCCCTGAGTTACATTCAGCTTTTCAGTACCGTTTGTAGCACGGTATGTGTTAATGATCTTCTGCATACCCGGTACGCCTTCCAGAGTACGGTCTACCTGGAAGAACTGGGCGAGATCGAGGTGAGAATTGAACTGATCTTCTACCAGGGAAGCCAGGACGAAATTCTCATAACCGCTGTTAACGGCAAAAGTTGTCGGATTGTAAGCCCTGTTTATTTACCTCCATTTACCAGCGCCCTGTACGATGCTTCATCCATCGTCTGGGCGAGTTTCCACTTTTCAGTGGCGGACATTTTTGCAAATGCCTCTTTGGTGATTGCCTGATCATCAGGCACTCCCTTTGCGGGATCAGGAGTCTGTTTGATGAGATCTGCCTTGATCTTTTCCTGCATAGCTGTATTGAACTTCAGCTGGTTCGTAAGCACGGTTTTAATGTCACCGCTCGCCATGGCATCGGCAGTGTTCTTCGCCAGCTCATTATCATAGCCAAGTCCGAGGTACTGTGCTGTCAGATCGGATACGAGCACCTGCTTTTCCAGCTCCGCATTCCTTGTGCGAAGTGTTTCAAGTTCTTCAGCCCGCTGCTGTTCGGCCAGCTGTTCCTTTGACAGAGTGTCCTCGTACAGTTTCTTGTACTTAGATACATCACCGTTCGCCTTCTGAAGCAGTGTACGTAAGTGGCCTGAATCGTCAGGCTTTGGCTTCGCCAGACCTAAGGTCTCAAGCGCTTTTGAAAGATCGTCATGCGACATTTCGCTGTTGTAGGCATCTCCTAAGAGATTGGATAAATAACTCATCAGTTTTCTCCTTGCGTTTTTTGGCAGGACTTCCCTGTCCTCATGTGCGGTTATACTCTTCCCTGAGTTGTGCGGTTTGCGTCTTCCCTGACGTTTATGTCATAGCTCATGCTATTTCATACGTTAACCAGCAGCGGCAGCCTGCATTGTTCTCAACGTTCTGGAATCCTCCAGGACACTGTGCATAGTCGCCGTCGAATGTGTAGATAGGCACGTCAATAGGTGCCCTGTACCCCTGTATATAGTCGTGTGTAGCTCTGACCCGGTCGTCTTCCATGGTGTTCCAAATCTTGAACACCCCGTGACCGGCCCGTTCACAGTTCTTAGCTGCATCACGGCCACCCTGCTCACTGACTCGGTGTGCTTCAGACTCAATCAGCATTCCAAACAGGGGTGCGCTGTCTTCTTCAATGTGCTTCAGGATCCTGTCGATGATGTTCTCACCGGCAATCTCCTGATAAAGCACAGCACGGATGCGTGCCGGATCAGGTTCACCAATGTCCGGCAGTCCGGTTGAGAGAAACCCCAGCAGGTACATGTCCAGCAGAAAGTCCAGGATGTCATCCTCGATCCGCTTCCTGCGCTGTTCCGCGGTCTCATTCTCACGATGTGCAAATGTTTCTTCCGCAAATACATGCAGTTCATCGAAATCAAGTCTCATAAACAGATAAAGGGACCATGAGCTATTGACTCACAGTCCCTTTGGACCTCCTTTTCCCGTTGGAAATGGTTACTTAATCAGTTTTCGGTTGATCTCGATCACAACGACTTCGCTGTGCTCGATCTTAACCTCAGCGACCTTGCCTTTTGCAAGGGCTTCTTCAATTTTCCGGATCGCTTCCGGTGTCAGCTGAATCTTTGGCATCCGAACCTCCATTGTTCATAGCAGCAGTCTCAGCCGCTTTCTCTTCCTGCAGCCGCTTCCACTCGTCATACTCACGGTATTCCGCCTCCGGATCCGTGAACATGCCGCTGTATACATACGCCTGATGCGGCGGAATGCTTGCCAGCAGTGTGGTAAGTGTCTGCGCTTTGCTCTGGGGGTTATCGTACTGCCTGCGGGTAAAGCTGACATCAACATCCTCGATCTTCAGTTTCAGATACTGTGAACAGATCTTAAGAACGATCTCAAGATACCTCTTCTCAGACCTCAGGAAGCTCTTCTCGATCTTCCTTGCACGGCTCTCGACCTGTGCCCAGCCGGCACGGTAGATCACCGCGGTACCGGTATCGCTCGTAGACCTTGTCTCACCTGCCTGAGAAGGCAGACCGACGATACGAAGATACTGTTCATACAGATGATCGGTCAGTGTCTGTGCACCGTCCTGGTTCAGCTCGTTATTCACGAAGGATACATCACCCTTCATGTCGCTTGACCTGTCCTGGTACACCAGAGCACCGAGATCCTTGACCTTCAGGTATGTCTCCTCGTCGATCTCGACGTTGTGGAACAGCATCATGGACTGGACCATCTGCTCGATACCGTCAACACGGTTTGAAGCCAGTGTGTTGATCGCATCGAGGATGTACAATCCAGGCTCAAAGCATCCCAGACGGCTGTTGTCCATCACATATTCGATGATCGGGATCATACCGAGTGTATTCGGTTCAGACTTCATCAGCTCGAAGCCGATACCTGCATCATTTCCGCGCAGTGTATACACAGTATCCGGTGTGTACACCGTGTAGATGCATGACTCAGCCCCTGTCAGACTCACCTGACGGACGAATGTGACGCCCATGGCCGGAGTCTCGTCCACATCTGTATAGTAAGCCACGAACGTGTTCTGAGGCTTCGGGATGATGTTCCTGAACGGCACTCCGCTCTTGCCGTCGAACTGCTTGTTCGGCAGGCACATCCTGTAAGCTACACCGGTGTTGAACATCCAGGTAAACAGATCCATGTCGTCTGCATCCCTGTTGAGAGTCTCCTCCCAGCGGTTCAACGTGACGATGTCCTTGTGTCTGTCAACCTGCTCACCGTACGAAACGTACTTGATGCCGTCGTCTCCCATCTGATAGCCGACCTTGAACTCAGTCGTCTCATAAGCATGATTCTCCACGATCTTGTTCAGGATGTCGTTGTTGTACTTCTTCACCCTGAAGCGGATCGGCTGGAGCCCCTTGTAATAGTTGTTCAGATAGATGATCTCAGCCCGGTTAACGGAATGGACCGACGCCGCCTGTGTAAGTACGTCGACGATGTTGTCTCTTGTGATTCGGTCTGCGAACACATAGATCTTCCGCCGTCCGTTCGGATACATTGCCCGATTATCCGGATCAGAAGCACTGGACGCAGTAGCAGTCATTACGATGTCATTTTCAGCCCTGATTAATGCCTCCTATCCGGTTATCTGAATGCAGAATCCCCTACCCCTTAAATACAGCATACACACCGGTAATTCAAGGCAAACAGTTGGAAAAATTAGAATGGACGGCGCACAGCTTTAGGCTTCTCGAACGGCTTTACGAACATGTAGTCAGCTGCCTGAGCCATGGCATCCGGCGCGTCATCGTTCTTGTTCTTGCCCACAAGCTTGAAGCTGAACATGTTCTGCATGAACATCTGGTACTCCTTAGGCCTCTTGCCGTCCTGCAGGTATATGAAGTGCTCACGGACGTCCGGAGCCTTGTCGAAGATCCTCTGATTCTTCGATGTGGAGTTCGGAGCGTTCTTCGTCCTGATCACGCAGTGATAGCCGATCCTGTCGAGCTCCTCACGCACACCGTCGGCAAAGGACTCAGTCGCAGCGTTCGCCTCGATCTGCAGCGATGTCAGCCCGTACCGGGCACAGAGCTGGGCGATCATCGGCTGGCTGATGCGCTTGTTCTCCGAGGTATACACGACTGCAGGAATGTATGCAACGTCACCGTACTGCAGGCATACAGGCCCCGCGCAGTAGTCTCCGCCGCCGAATGACGGGTCAACCACCATGAACGCCCTGTCCGGCTCACCATCAGGCAGAGTACCGTCGAAGTACTGCAGGTCTCCCGGCTCGAACACAGTGCCCTCACGCTCGATCGGCATGTTCTGATACTGAGCGTTCCAGGATGCGATGTCATTGTTCCTCTCAAAGCTCGCACGTCTCTCCCGGAAGTACCCGGTATCGAACCCCACACCGTAAGCATAGTCGAAGTTGCTCTCATCGTTCTCGTCCAGCGCCGGCACGGAGATGATCCTGTACCGCCTGTCCTTATACTCCTCGGAGTTCTGCAGGAGGTCCATCCGCAGTCCAGGCGGATCGATGATGCTCCAGCGGGTACCTACCCACAGCAGCTTCGCGCTCATCTTAGCTCTCGGCAGCAGGTTGTTGTCGACCTTGCTCCACGTGGCGATCAGCCTGTCCTTGTTCAGAGCAGTCTCTATGCCTTCTATCGTATCATCGGCGATCAGCACAGAGTCGCAGTCGCATGCACCGTTCAGCGTCCCAAAGAGGCTGCGGCACGTCAGTGACGGATAGTGCTTGTTCCTGTCTATGTTGAGCGTCTCGGTGTCGGCGAACCGGTTCCCCATCTTCCGTTCCGGGAAGATCTCACGCCAGGTATATGTGAACTGATCGTCCAGTATCTCGATCACCGCGTTGTAGAACGCCCTCGTGATGACGTCTGAATAGCTGCAGTACAGGTTGCTCCCCTCGGAGTCCCTGCCGATGATCCATGTCACGAAGAACACGATCATCGTCGTCTTCCCCACGCGCGGCGGCAGGTTGAGGAACAGCTCGTCCAGCTCATTGTCGGCAAGCGCCTGCAGCGCCTCGATCAGCGGCAGGAGCGTCCTGCGCCGGGGCAGATAGAACCGCTTCTCCACCGGCCGGTTGAACTCCAGCGCCTGGCAGTACTCGTCGAACCTGTACGGCGCCGCGAGCTTAAGGCTCTCGTACGTCAGCAGACGCAGGTCCTCGGCAAGCTGGATCCGGCCTGCAGCGGCAGCTGCAGCCATGCTCTGCACGAAGATCTCACGTGCCTCGGTGTTCCTCGCCAGCCCCGTCTCCCGGTCATCCTCGACCCAGTAATGCAGTGCTGACATCATCTCCCTGTACAGCTCGCGGTTCATCGGACTGAATTCTATGTCCGTCTTAAGGTCTGAAAATATCTTCTCGTATTCCCTGTCATGTCCTCCTCTCAATAAATAACAAGGAGCCAGAGGCTATTGCCACGGCTCCTTTGAGCTTTGCTGCTTTATTCATGCCGGATACTCATCGGCAGATGTGATCCCAAGGGCTTTCCTGTACCGGTACCAGCTCGCACGGGATATGCCGATCTCGTCCCAGCTCTCCCCGAGCTCTATCCTCATCATGATCTCGTCACTGTCTGACAGCGGCTTCCTGCCTTCCCGGTAGAGAGGCCCTTTTTTTGCTTTCGCCGCAGCCTTCCCCGCCGATGTGCGCTCCACTATCATGTCCCTCTCGAACTCGGCAAAAGCGAGCATGACGTGCAGCATCAGTCTTCCCATCGGCGTGTCCTCGATCAGCCCCATGTTCAGTATGTGGACCTTCACGCTCCGGTCCAGAAGATCCTTGATCGTGTTGTATCCGTCAGCTGCGTTCCTGGCAAACCTGTCAAGCTTCGTGACCACAAGCGTATCACCGGGCTGAAGCATTCCGAGCACTCTCTCAAACTCAGGACGCTCCATCTTCATGCCGGTGAAGTGCTCTGAGAACACCTCAGTCGCACCGGCTGACTGCAGGAGCGCTGTCTGGTCGGCCAATGAGTTGCCGTCTCTGGCCTGCCCTGCAGTGGATACACGCGCGTATCCGTAGATCATTCTTCATAGTCCTTCGGGAACGAGACTTTGAGCGGGGTCTTTTTGCGGTCAAACTTATCGACCACAAGGATCTCGTATCCCATAGCATCGAGCAGCCTGAAGAGCGTGTCTACCTTTACCGACTTTTTGCCGCGATTGATGATTCCTGTGATATTTGACTGGCTCTTGAAGCCGGACTCCTGTGCAAGCCTCTCCTGGGACCAGCCTCTCGCATTCATTGCTTCTCTGATGATCTCTTTATCTGTCATGGTCATTACCTTCCTTCGGTTAAATAGTACCAAATACATAAACGTATGTCAATACGTATTTGTATTGTTTTGGTACCTTTTTATTTTTTCGTGTGGTTGTGGAGCCACCCCAGGCCCCCGGCTGCCGGTCCCCTGGTCCCCCCGGGTGCCGCTGCAGCGCTCCAGATCGGTGGCGCGGCGGCGGCCTGGAATGCCTGAAAGATCGAAACGATCAAATAACAGTCTCAAAACTTAACAGTTATTAGACATAGAATAATTCAATACTAAAACGTATTATTCATAGAATAATTCAATACGAATACGTATTGATAGCAATACGGAAACGTATTAATATAATAGTGTAATACGGATACGTATTAATTGGAGGTGATAGCACCGGAGGCCCGCGGCCCCTGGCAATTGATCAAAAGACTATAGCAGCGGAACCGGTACCGCGTAACAAATGCCGGCATTATATCGGCTCCACTTTTTAACGAATAACTGAAAGCGCGGGGCCTGGCCAGAACTACAAAACATTATCACGCCGACGGCATAGCTACCAACTAGCCGCGGCCATAATCACATCTTTATTAATAAATACCGGATTGATACCGGTTAAGAAGGGAAAAAACAATGTTCACTAATAAGTATTTCGAAAAGCTTTCAGCCCTGGCTATTAGCGCCATGAAAGAATTCAACGCCGCGTTTACCGCCGCTTATATTCTTTATTCCATTACAGTACATTCAGGAAAGCTGGATAAAATCGGCAGCATATCCACAAGCCGCCGCCAGAATAGGAACTGTGACAAATACCGCAAGATTTGCGGTTCAATATGTGCTGAATGCTATGTTGATGATCATGAATACAAATTGGATTTAATGGATAAGGTAGAAAAGAACCACGCGTTCTATACCGGCCACATAATCCCGGTTGAATATATACCGTTTATCCCGTATGAATATTTCCGCTTTGAAAGTTTCGCGGACCTTGTAAACGGGATCCAGGTTGTAAATTATTTCAATATCACGGCTAAAAACCAACACTGTCATTTTGCACTATGGACTAAAAACCCCTGGATTATTAAAAACGCTATGAGGCTTTACAAGCTCGAAAAGCCCGCTAATTTACAGATCGTTTATTCTTACATGATGAAAAATGGCCGCGGCCTGAATGGTAAAACTCCGGAAGAATTTACAGCACTTGTTAAAAAAGCATATCCGTTTATAGATCGTGTGTTCTTTGTTTACGATCAAAAACAGGCGGAGGCCGCCGGCCTTGAATATAACTGCAGCCGGTCCTGTTATGAATGCCATATCTGCTATACAGCCTCCGGCGTTGATACTGTCATTGAGTACAACAAACACACCGTGTTGAAAGACGTTTACAAGCTTGGCGGCGTTGAATTCAGGCGCGCGGAACTCGAGAGCGCCTTAGCAGCTGGCAATGACTACATAATCAAACCGCGGACTATTTACAGGATTATTGACACCGGCCACGGCTACAACGTTGAACCGGTTTATAAAAAGCGCTCCGGTGTTCCTTATATCGGAAACGGCCGGTATATGTTAACCGACGCGGCGCGCGCGGAACGTTTAAACAGTCTGTCATAGTGCAGGCTGATCTGTACGGCCTCCAGGACTGGAGAACTGCTGCAGGCTGATCTGTACAGCCTCCAGGACTGGAGAA